TGGTGGGTCTGGTTGCGACGGGTCTCGCCTTGCTGTTCGTAGGGTGGGTGATCGACGATGAGTCTGCTGCGGAGGGCGGCGAGGCGGGGGCCTGAGCGTCGCGTGTATGCGCCGCCGTCGTCGGCTGGTGATCCGTGGGCGATCCCGTCGAACGGTTCGCTGGCCGGCTACTCGGCTTCCGGGGTTCCGGTGACCGAGGACACGGCCATGCAGTTGATTGCGGTCGCGGCGTGCGTGCGGATCGTGTCGCAGACGGTTGCGGGTCTGCCGCTGAATGCGGTGCGGATGCAGGGGGAGATCCGCAAGGCTCTCAAGCAGCCGCCCGCGATTGTGGCGGATCCTTTCGGCGGCGGTACGACGACGGCTCTCCTGTCGCGCCGGGCCGGCTTCGCGCAGATGATGGTCAGTCTGCTGCTGCGGGGCAACGCCTATGCCACGGTGACGGCCCGCGATGCGCTGCTGCGGCCGAAGCGGCTGAGGGTCCTGCACCCGGACCGGGTGCGCTGCCAGTTCAACCGGGCTGGCGAACGCGAGTACTGGGTCAACCGTGAGTGGACCGACGCCACCGACATGGTCCATTTGATCGGCACGGCGTTCCCCGAGTCGCCGACGGGCATGTCCGTCATCTCATACGCGCGCACGAGCATCGGCCTGGGGCTGGCTGCGGAGCAGTTCGGTGCCGGGTTCTTCGGCAAGGGTGCCCACATGACCGGTGTGATCACGGTCGATGGAGACCTGGACCGCGAGCGGGCCAGGGGCATGAAGGAAGCGTTCGAGGCGTCGCACTCGGGGATGGAGAACGCGCACTCCATCGGCGTCCTGTCCGGCGGGGCGAAGTGGCAGAGCATCAGCGTCACCCCGGAGGACGCCCAGTTCCTCGGCACCCGCCAGTTTTCGAATCTTGAGATTGCGATGCTGTTCGGTGTACCCCCGCACATGATCGGCCAGGTCGACCGCACCACATCGTGGGGTACGGGCATCGAGCAGCAGAGCCTGGGCTTTCTGCGGCACACGCTCGCCGACTGGATGGGCCCGTTCGAGGACGCCTGGTCGATGATGCTCCCGGCCCCGCAGAGGGCCATGTTCGACACCGACGACCTGCTGCGTACCGACACTGCGGGCCGGTGGGCGTACTACTCGATCGCCCGGAACATCGCGGGGATGACGCCGGACGAGATCCGGGCCAAGGAAAACATGGAGCCGCTGCCGGACGGCAAGGGCCAGGACCCGTTCGCCCCGCTGAACTCCGCACACACGACGGATCCGGGCTGGGAGCCCGGCCAGCCTGACGCCAACCCGGACCCGGGCTCCGGCGATAGTGCACCGCCCGAAGGAGGGCCCAATGCCTGATCTGTCCGTTCGGGCCGAGCGGCCCGCCGAGTTGCAGCGCCGCAACGTCCCGTTCAAGGGCGTCGAGCTGCGCGCCCAGCCGGACGGGACGGGCGGCGACGCCCTGACCTTCACCGGTTACGCCTGCGTCACCGAGGTCGGCTACGAGATGCAGGACTGGCTCGGCCCCTACACGGAGGTCGTCCGTGCCGGCTCGTTCGCCAAGACCCTCAGTGAGAACGCCGACGTGCCGTTCCTCGTCAACCACGCCGGCCTGACGCTGGCGAGGACGAAGTCCGGGACGATGCAGCTCGGAGAGGACGACACGGGCCTGCACGTGGAGGCGAAGCTGGACCCGTCCAGCCCGCACGTGACGGCGCTCCGTTCGGCGATGGACCGCGGCGACGTCGACGAGATGTCGTTCGCGTTCTGGGTGACCCGGCAGCAGTGGTCGCCGGACTGGGACCAGCGCGACATCCTCGAAGTGAACCTCAACAAGGGCGACGTGTCGGTCGTGAACTACGGGGCGAACCCGAACACGGCTGGTGCGCAGCTCAATGCCCGCGAGTTGTCGGGCTACCTGGAGCGGCTCGGCACGGAGGAGCGGCGCGAGGTATTCGACCGGCTTGCTGCCGAGTTCGAGGCCCGTGCGGTGGTGCTCGCTACGCGTGAGCAGCAGGCCGCTTGGGTTCGGGAGCGAACCGCTGAACTGCGGGACGGCAAGGCGCTGTCCGCGGACACCCTGGCGACGCTGCAGGAAGTCCTCGACCTCATCGCCGCGGCCGACGACAACGTGGACGAAGCTCAGGTCATCCTCTCGGATGCGATGGGCGTGCCCAACCCGGACGACGACGCCGCAGGCGACGAGCTGGGCGAAGAGGCTCCCGAGGCGCAGGAGAACTCGGCGGACCTCGACTTCTACGAGTACCGCAACAGGCTCCTCGCCCTGTAGTCGCCTACCTGCGGTCTGCGAAGCCGAAAGACCCGGCGGAATGGAAGAGGTCGGGAGTATCCGGAGCGTCGATCGTGATCTCCGCTGAGCGCCCGTCGTCCGCGACTACGGCCGAGAGGATCACGCCTCGCACAGGCTGTGACCGTCCGACGTTCACCGGAATCTCCTTGCCGATCTGCGAGTCGAATGCATCCGCAGAGAAGTTCGATCCGTCCGGCGCTGGCTGGTTGAAAGTCATCTTCATCCACCCAAGGTAGCCCCACCCATAGACCACCCGGAGCCGCACGGCGGTGTCCGGGTTTTCGCCTGCCCGGCCGCCGCGCCGGAGCCCGCGCCGGACCCCGTGATCAGGGGCACCACCCGGGCCACCACCCAGCACCACGGCAGGCACGCCCACCCCATCAACAGAGGGAGCCCCCGTGAACAAGCGGGACATGATCAAGGCTCTCCAGGAGAAGCGTGCCGACAAGCGCAAGGCGCTGGACGCGATCCTGGAGAAGGCCACCACCGAAAACCGCACCAAGCTCACCGACGAAGAGCGCTCCGCGTTCGACGCCGGCGAGCAGGACATCCGAGACATCGACGCCCGGTGCGCCGAGCTCGACGAGCAGATCCGCACCGACGAGGCCGCCGCCGAGATGGCCACCCGCTACGCCCAGCCCGCCCCCGAGGGCAGCGAGCAGCGCCGGGCCGCACCCGGCACCGAGGTGAACGAGCCGCCCGAGTACCGCTCCGGTCCGGGCGGGCGCTCCTACTTCCGCGACCTCTACCTCGCCAAGCGGCAGGGCGACCGCGACGCCATGGAGCGCCTGCGCCGCAACGACAAGATGGTCGCCGAGAAGCGCGCCATCAGCACAACCGCGGGCGCCGGCGGCGAGTTCGTGCCGCCCCTGTGGCTCGAAGAGCAGTTCGTGGCGCTCGCCCGCCCGGGCCGTGTGACCGCGGACAGGGCCGTACACGGTGAGGTCCCGCCGGGAACCGACAGCATCAACATCCCGAAGGTGCTCACCGGCACCGCGGTCGCGGTGCAGGCCACGCAGAACTCCGGGGTGCAGCAGACCGACGCGACGACCGGCAGCGTCGCCAGCCCCGTCATCACCATCGCCGGTGGCCAGACCATCTCCATGCAGCTCGTCGAGCAGTCCCCGCTCAACGTCGACGACCTGATCCTCGGCGACCTCGCCGCGGACTACGCCCAGAAGGCGGACATCCAGGTCATCTCCGGATCCGGCTCCAGCGGCCAGGCGACCGGCCTGCTGACCCTCTCGGGCACCAACTCGGTGGCGTGGACCCAGGCGACCCCGGCCCTCGGCGGCGCTGGCGGCATGTACGCCAGCCTCGGCGCGGGCATCTCCGCGATCCACACCAACCGGTTCGCCCCGCCGGACTGCATCATCATGCACCCCCGCCGGTGGGCGTGGGCGCTGGCGCAGTCCGACACCTCCAACCGTCCGCTGATCGTGCCCACGGCGCAGGGCCCGAACAACGCCGCCGGCCAGCCCGGCGCGATCATGGCGCAGGGGTACGTCGGCGAGATGCTCGGCCTGCCCGTGTACACCGACGCGAACCTGCCCACGAACGTCGGCGCGGGCACCAACCAGGACGTGATCCTGATCGCCCGCATGTCCGACGTGTACCTGTGGGAGGGCAACGTCCGCGCCGAGGCGTTCGAACAAACATACGCCCAGCAGCTTTCGCTGTTCGTGCGTTTGTACAATTATGTCTCATTTCAGCCCGGTCGGTACCCGAAGGCGCTGGCCTCGGTCACGGGTACAGGGTCGGTCACGCCTGCGTTTTGAGTTGCGATTGCTGCCCAATATTGGGCGGTATTTGCATATAGGATGGCGGCAACAAGTGGCCCCCCGGTGTGCAACCACCGAGGGGCCTCGCCGGACACCATCCGAAGTGGGCCCGACATGTCAGATCGTACATGTACAGACTGCGGCACGAGTTTCTCCCAAAAGACCGGCCGTCCCGCCAAGCGCTGTCCCTCTTGCCGCAAGGAATGGGCTCGCACAAGCGCAGCGTCCTGGTATGCGGAGAACAAAGACCGCGTAGCGCAGCGCGCAAGCCGTCAACGTGAAGCCAAGGCGGCGTATCGTGCGTCGCGGGAGCCGTGCGTCGTCGACGGTTGCGCGAAGCCCAAGTTCAGCGCGGCAGGACACTGTTCAATGCACACTCGACGACTGAGTCGCACCGGAAGCATTGGTGGGGCAGCGCCGACCCGCCAGCAGCGCAATGGCATTGATGCAAACGGGTATCGGCGGATACAGCGGACCGGATTCCCGGCCGTCCTCGAACACCGGCTCGTCATGGAGACCCTACTTGGGCGTCCATTGGAGAGCTACGAGAACGTGCACCACAAGAACGGGATCCGCCACGACAACGCGCCGAGCAACCTAGAGGTTTGGGTGACTCCTCAGCCCAAGGGCCAGCGCCCCGAGGATCTCGCTGCCTGGGTTGTCGAGCACTATCCCGAACTTGTCCATGCTGCACTCAACGGCGAGCCACTCTCGTTGTTCTGATCGCTACACCCTTACTCGAAGGCCAGCCCCTGCGGCTGGCTTTCGTCGTTTCTGGAGGGAGCTGCCGCGGTGGCTGGCCCATTCACTCTCGTGCCGTCCGCGGCGCGGACCGCGTCGGGTAACTCCGGCCCGCTCGGCCTGGCGGGTACGGCTGTCCTCGACCTGGAGGTCGCCGTGACGGCGGTCTCCGGCACAACTCCGTCAATGACGCTGTCCGTCACGTGGTCGGACGATGGCACGAACTTCGGTGCCCCGGACGGCGGTGGCGACACTTTCACCGCCCTCACGGCGGCCGGGACGGTCGTCAAGCAGTTGCAGGCCAAGGGCCTTTACGCCCAGATCGCATGGGCGATCACGGGTACGAACCCGAGCTTCACGTTCGCCGTGCTCGCCGCTACCTGAGAGAGGGAACCACCCATGAACCCCATCAACATCGCCCGCGGCCTGCTGGACCAGCATGAGCAGGTCAAGGACTCCGACCCGGACAAGGCTGCATCGATCCGTGAGCAGTTGGAGAGCATGGCCGACGACATCCGCGAGGCCGTACAGGAGAACCGGGGCCTGGTCGACCCGGCGACCATCGAGGTCGAGGACAAGCAGGGCGGAGACAGGAAGCGCGTCTCCACGGTGGCCGCGGCGGAGATCCGGCAGGTGGGTCTGCAGCTCGACGACCTGCTGGGCGGCGGTGGCCGGGGCGCCGGGTCGGCGCCGAAGCGCACGACGAAGGCGGCGGAGCCGCCGAACAAGACCACGGCCTGAGCGGACCGGACGGGCTGGGGGAGGGGGTGAGCTGGTGTCGCTGATCTA